GCTCGTCGTAGCCTTTGAGCCACGGCTTCTCGTAGTGCGACACCATATAATAAGGCATAGGGCTACTGGTATAAAATTTTAGCTGCTTCTATATCCGTAAATAATTGATACACAAAGATAAACGCGGATAAATCAGCAAATTTTCAGTTAAGCAAATTTTGCCTATATATGCAATATGTGGCCGCTGGTAGCGTTATATATGGTAGATAATGGTATATTTGGGCGCATTATTCAGCACAAAACCAGCAAATAGAAAGCAAAAAATATGGCAAAATCAAAACTGCGCTTAGATACCCGGCGCAAATTGAAAGACGGCACGTACCCGGTACAGATAGCCGTAGGGTATGGTACTAATTTGTATTTGGCTACTGGCATATTTCTGCCCGCCTCAGATTGGGACGCAGCCACCCAGCGCGCTACTGGTAAAAGCGCGAAGCGTATAAACTCGGTATTAGATACCCTGCTTACCCGTGTGGCTAACCGCATACTGGAACTGCGGGAAAATGGACGCTGGAATAATCTAACCGGCCCGCAGCTGCGCGAAATGCTAACCGATTTAGATTTGGACGCGCCTACGGTCGGCGTGCCTACTCTTGGCTCATTGTTTGAAACCGTAATAGGAACTAAGGCAGGTAGCACCGCGACTATGTACGGGCAGACGCTTAAAAAGCTGGTCGCTTACTGCGACGTATATAACGTCCGGTTTGATGCCATAACGAAACTATGGATAGACGGCTTTTACGCGTCTCTTACCGGACTGTCGGTTAATAGTCGTGGTATGCACCTGCGTAACCTGCGTAACGTAATTAACTACGCCCTCGACGAAAATTATACGCAAAACTACCCGTTTCGTAACTACCGCATACCAGCTGAGGAAACGGCTATGCGCGTACTGCCAGTAGAGAAAATGCGGACGCTCCGCACACTCCAGCTGTCTGCATACGATAGCGAGTACCGCGATATATTCCTGCTTACGTTCTATCTTATCGGTATTAACATTATAGACCTATCGCGGCTAACCAAAGATAACGTAGTGGACGGGCGTATAGAATACCGCAGGGCCAAAACGGGTAAATTCTATAGTATCAAAATCGAAGCTGAGGCGCAGGAAATCTTAGACCGCTATAAAGGTAAAGCCCACCTGCTGCGGCAGTTCGACGAATACCACAGCTATAAGGACTACGCGGCCCACCTTAACGCCGCCCTGCGCAAAATAGGCCCTATTAAAATGGTAGGTGGTAAACCTCAGTACCATAAAAACCATTTGCCCGTTATGGTTCCGTTAGAGCCGGCTGTTACTACCTATTGGGCGCGTTATTCTTGGGCTACCTATGCGGCCGATTTGGATATACCAAAGGACACAATTAGCGAAGCCCTCGGCCACGTGTATGGCTCTAAGATAACGGGCGTATATATTAAGTTTAGCCGGGATAAAATCGACGCAGCAAACCGCCGCGTTATAGATTTGGTTTTAGGTAGATAAGTAGAGGCCGCGCTATCCTCACGGGTAACGCGGCCTTACAACACAGAAAGCAAAAAACTAAAACTTACGTTTCAGATATAGGAAAAGCACCCAAAGCAAAAACGCTAAGCAGCACATACGGCCCAGCCATATAGCCCCGGTGTCGTACCATTTTCGCGGCTTCTCGATATAGGTAGGTACCGTAATGCGTATGCTGTCCGTGCGCACGGCGTAAACAGTATCGCGCTTTAATTTGTAGGTGTAAATCGTGTCGGTCTTGATTTTGTACGCATAGCGCAGCCTCTCGACGTAGTATGTTACTGTGTCGCCCTTTTCCTTAATGTAGATGCTATCGCGGTAGTAGATGCTATCGCGCTGCATTAACTGGCGGTAGATGCTATCTACCTGCTGGCTAATACGGGTACTGTCGCGGGTGTCCCTGCTGCTGGTGGCTCGGCGCGTACTTGCGCAGCCCGTCAGCATCGCGGCCGCGATAATCATAACTAAAAATCTCATAAGCTATAAATCTTTGTGAACGTCAAAGGACGGGCAGGCTTTAGCCGCGTAGTCGCGGTGGCCGTGTAGTGCCGCGCCCGGAAATCTCTTTTGCAGGTCGCTAACCAGTTTGCGCAGGGCTTCGCGCTGCTGAGGCGTGCGGGTGTCCTTTGGGTTCCCGGATGCGTCCAGCCCGCCTATGTAACAAATGCCGATACTGTTAGCGTTGTGGTTAGTTACGTGCGCGCCTATCTGTTCTACTGGTCGGCCTGCGTGTACGCTGCCGTCCCGATAGATGACGAAGTGGTAGCCTATACACCTCCAGCCGCGCGCTTTGTGCCAGCGGTCTATATCGGCTACCGTGTAGTCGCGTCCCTCTTTGGTCGCGCTACAGTGTACGATAATGTCGTTTATCTGTCTCATAGTGTTCAAATGTTAGAAACCGTTAGCGGGTTCGCGGTGTGGGCATTTGGCCTTAATGCAGCGGTACTTCTGTAGTTCCAGCTCCAAACGGCCTTTTTCTTTAGTTAGCTCCAGTATTTCGATGTTCTGTTTACGTACTAACTCAGTCTGCGCCGCGAAACGCTCCTCTTTCTCTTTTAACTGGTTTTGCATAAACTCGGTAGCCTGCCGCAGCACGTCAAATTCCACGCTGTCGGCCTCTGCCTCCGCTTTGCGGTGGTTGGTGTCGCGGTTGATAAAGTACTTAATCGCTTCCCAGCCTCCTACCGCTCCTATAACTGTGGCTGTGGTGGTTGCTACTATCTGTAAAATCTCTGCCATTATTCTTTTTGGTATAACTCTATTTCTATATAGTTTTGTTTCTCTTGCACTAATACTACCCAGTGCCGGCATAATACGCGCACGGCGTTTACGTCCAGCTCAGTAAGCCGCAGGACGGCTTCGGGTTTGTTGTTAATAGTTCCCATCGTTAATACGCTGTAGTGTACGCGTTCGCTTTCTAAACTTTTTCTTTATGGCCACTATCTCGTAGCGGCCTTTTATATAAATCCACTTATAGCACCTTGGCTCTATCCTACGCAGCAGTTTGGCCCGTTGGTTATATTCGCGGCAGTGGCGCAGGCAGCCTAAATAACTGTTTATGCTATCCACCGCGTGCATAACCTCCGGTAGTGTCTCCGCTCTGTTGAGGCGACGCACGGCCATTACTGCGTTTTTGATAGTTCGGTTAGCTGTGTAAACTCTGTCTTTCTTTACCACGCTGCCCGTAAACGCTACGCCCTTAGTGTAATGCTGCATATAGAATTTATCCGGATGCAGGGTTAAGCCGTAGCCGGCCAGTAGTGCGCGTATCTTTGGCACCGCGTCCAGCATCTTTGCTTTGTCCGTATCGACTACGTAGAAATCATCGACGTAACGGCCTACATACGTAAACCCTAAATCCTCAAGCAGAAACCAGTCCAGTACGTTAAGCAGGTAGTTAGCGAATAACTGCGAAAACAGATTACCTATAGCCACACCGTAGCCGCGCCCATTCGTAAAAAGCGATTTGTTAGCCGGTATGTAGTCCCAATATCCTAACGGGCTGTGTCGCTCGCAATTATATTCGGGTTCGTGTAGCACTACGGTGCGGTATAGGTAGCGCAGCGTCTCTTTATCGGTTTCGTCGGTGTACGTCTCTACTACGAAATCGTCCACCATCTTAGCCAGCATCGCTTTGTTAATGCTCATAAAGAAACCCTGCAAATCCAGTTTCATAACGTAGCAGTCGCGCGTATAGTTCCGGCTGCACGTCTTTATATCGTTTACCAGCATATTAACGCCGTACAGCTGCCCTTTTTCTTTTCGGCAGTTAAATGTACGCGGGCTAAATATCCGCTCAAATAGCGGCTCTAAACGTATCGCTATCCAGTGGTGTATAATTCTATCCTCGAAAGCAGCGGCGAATACTTCCCGGTACCTTGGACGTGTAACGATAAAGCAAATAGATTTACCCGGCTGGTAAGTACGATTATTAACCCGGTCGCGCAGCTCTATTAGCTTGCTCTCGTAGTTTATTTCGTACATTATCGCGCTGGCTGTTTTCCGCTTCCTTTTGCGGCAGTCGTAGTACGCTTCTAAAAGTCCCTCGGTCGTAATCATATTTTTTTGCTCTGTGTGGTTACTGTTATCTGTAAAAGTGCTGAAACTGGCCTAACTCTGTTCTTGTTCGTTGCCTTAGTGTTGTTGTTCGCGTTGCCGTTGTTGAGGTTCAAATTCCACGCGTTGGTCGCGCTGTACTCGCAACTCCGTGCCGCCCTTGCCTTGGACTGAACGCCCGCAGCCATAACTATAAAAGATAGTGTGCGGCCCATTTTTACACAGATAACTATAACGCTATTAAAGTCGTAACTTTTTCTATTCTCGTTTTAATCGTTATTCCGTCTGCTGTCTAACGCGATTAACGAATTTTTCCACGCTGTAGCCTGCTTGCCGATAGCGTCCGTAAGTTCGATTATATCCGCGTGTCTGCTTTGCCCTAAAATCCATTTCCTTTCGCCCGCTATACGAATAAGCGTTTTAAGTACCTCAAACTCGGCTTGAAAGTTAATCAAATGCTGGATGCGTGTAGCGCGGTCTCTGTTAATGTACGCTGCGGAAATCTCCGATATTAGGGCTATAGCTATTTCGTGCATCTTATTGCCTATGGTGTACTTATAAGCTCTCGGAAAGTTTGGCGTAACGTCCAGTATCACGTCTAACAGCTTTCTACTGTCTAAGTAGATTTGCGTGTTAGATACCAGCTTCGATTTATTCATATATCGGGTTTTTGAAAATTTCTTTAGATAGGTACGGCTTTCGCCGTACCCAAAGGATAAAGTTTAACTATTAACTACTAACGTAAAAATGCTGAAACTGGCCTAACTCTGCCCTTGTACGTAGCCTTAGTGTAGTAGCGCGCGCAGCCGTCGCCGAGGTACAAACCCCACGCGTGGGCTGCGCTGTAATCGGTAGAACTCCAGTACCACGTTTCGGCCAGCTGTGTAGCTCCGTTAATAAGCGATAGCGCGTAATTGATTTTACGCATATTCGCGTAGATGCAAAACAGCTCGCCCAGTGACGGCAGCCACCACATACCAGCGGTTAGGCCCTTACCGTTTGCGTTGGTGCGGCTATACTTAGCACAGAAACCGGGCGCGTAGCTGGCCGTATTACATTCGGCGTGCTTAATCTGTGCCGCGGTGCTGGCCTTACCCGTCCAGTCCTCCATAGCTGTAAGTCGGTCGGTAGTCGTTTTGCCGCCTCCGCTTACTGCTGCGCTGCTCCATAGCAAACCCGCGCTGTCGGCTTCGGTCGGTGCTACTACCAGCATCTTACCGCCCTCGACGATTACCACGCCCTCGGCTATCTCGCCGCTGCTTTGGTAGCTCGGCCACTTATCCGGCTTAACCATAAGCGGGTAGTCGTCGCTCTTACGGTGGAACATAATAAACACACCGTCGTTAATGCTGTTAAGGTTAATACCGTTTAGCAGGGCTGCTTTTAAGCCTGCTAACGATACCTTAGTGGTGTTTCCGCTTGCATCGGTAAGCGGGATAAACTGCGACGCGTTCACGGTGCTAACCGTCGTTACGTCTTTAAGTGTCTTTGTTTTCTTCGTTGCCATATCTTAAACTTTAGATAATAATATATTATTCGCCCGTATATAGGCCATCTATAGCGTACCACGCGCCGTTAATGCTCTTAAATTTACAGACGCAATTAGGACACATATATACAGTTGTGTCCCCGTAGTCTTTGTATTTGGCTTGGCAATCTTCCACTACCGCGCCATATTTTTTTGTCGAACTATCCCATTCTATTGCATGCGAGTTAGCTTTAACGTATAGGCTGTCGCTGCCGTTAGTTTTAACAAAAGTCATTTTGTTAGTGTTCCAGCTGCTATTAAGTAGTTTAGTAAAAATCTGTATTTCCAAACCATCGTAAAGGCTCGCTTTAGGTAATGTCACGTATCGGTGGTTAGTCGGCTCGTCCACCAAAAAACTGCAACACGGCTCGACTTGTGGATTTATTACGTACTCTCTATTTGTTGCTGTAGTAATTGTTTTAGTCGGGCTGTAGTAAAGCTGCGCTTTTACGATGCCCTCCAGCGTGCTGTTACCTTTTACCGTAATGTTGTTAAACGTGCCACTATTACAAACTACGTTACCGTCTTTAGCTTGGAACACTACGTTACCGTTAGCGTCCTTCATATCTATGGCCTCTACGCCCAAATTCTTAACCAGTGCGTAGGTGGCCAGCAGAATTTTAGACGCTACCAGCTCGACTTTATCGCCCAGCTGCCAGTACTTGTTATTGTTGGCCGCTGTGCTTCCGGGGTAGTTATCCGCGGTTTTCGTATGGCTTTTAATGCAGCTGTAGTAATTATCTTTGTAAATAACCACGTCTTTCCAGCTGTCGCCATCGCCGCCCGCTTGGAAACTATACCCGTTAGCGCAGTCGCTCCACGCCTGCGGGCCTCGCAGGGTCGCGCCCTGCTTTCCTTGCGCGCCATCTGCTACGGGCTGGATAGTTATTACGCTGTCATACTTCGCGCCTTTGTACGTGATAGTAAAGGGCAAAGAAATAGCCGTAGTGTTGGTAGGGGTTAGCACAATAACAAAATAAAACTTTCCGCTTTCTACCCTAAACGTCCATCTATACGCGGAACTCGACGGCAAAGTAGAGCAAAGCATATTACCGTCGGTTTTGTCGTTATAACCTATAAGCCTACCGCCATCGTATAAGGCTACCTGCACGCGTAAAGTACTGCTAACGCCTACCTTTGGGGTAAGCGCAGCGGGCAGCAGGGAAATGGTTATACCATTCTCCCCCGCGTCGCCCTTATCGCCTTTACGGATAAACTTTACTATTTGTGTCTTGGTTACTCCCATAGCTATTTAACGCTGGTTATAGTTACCGATACGTCGCCGCCTGCCTGCACGCAGTGCGCGCGTGTTACGGTTTGGCTGGTCTTTGGCGTTGTTCGGTCGCTGTTGAGGTAAACGCCGGCCGCATCTTTCAGCACAAAATAAAACTGCGTATCTAACGCTTTTGTGCTGGTTCCTCGCGTAACTACTACCGGGGTGTAGGTAACTTGCCCGTTACCGCTGGTGTCCTCGGTTATAGCCTCGTCTGCGGGGTTCGGGTGCGGGTCTATATCGTAGGGGTCGCTCGCGTCCATTACTCCTTGAATATCGGTGCCAATCTCAGCACCAGCGCGCGATACGTGTACGCGGTACTCGCCGTAGGTGTTAATATCGGTACCGCTAACTGTAAGCGTCTGTGCGGTCTTACCTGCCAGTATCTCCCAACCAGTCGCGCCCATCTTCTCCCAAACGTATGTAAGGTCTTTAGATAGGGCCTTTCCGCTTTGGTAGGCCATAGCCTTTAATACACAGCTGCCGCCCTTTGCGGTTATAACAAAGTTCTTGGTATCGCCTGCCACGATAGTAATACGGTAGCTGCTGCCCGTCGCCTGCTGGATAGGTATAGTATAGCTGGCTTGTATCTGGTCGCTCTGCGTGCCGTAGGAAATGGTAGCCACCATCTTAATAACGGCTGGCGCGAAGCCTGCCAGCTGCACAATGTCTTTAAGGATTTGCAGGCCGTAATACAACTGGTCGCCACTTGGTGCCACCTGCTTAAAGTAGCCGGCAAATACTCCGGTAGAAATGCCGCCGCTAAACTCGATTTTTTGGCCGTTAAAATAGTACTCCATACCATCGGGGTCGGCCACTCCCTCAGCTACGCGGCTACTGGTACAGACGAAATATAAAACTGGCTGCATCGTGCCAAAGTTCGGGTAAATCGCTGTTACGTCGCTGCTGGTTCCCTCGTAGTCTTGGTATAGGTCGCCACTTGGCGACATAATTACAGCTGTATAGGTTCCCGCCTTGCTGATAAACTTAATAGTTCTGCTACAACTTGCTACGCTCATACCTTACTCGTTTTTGTCGGTTTGTTCTTCTTTGGGCTGCGCGGGTTCTGCTGTTTCCTCGCTTCCCTTTTCGCTCTCTGCTCCCTCTACCGTTTCCCCGGTGCCGCCGTTTCCTGCGCTATCACCTGCGGGCGGTTCGACTTCCGGGTTATCGGTATCGGTTTCTTTTTCGGGCTGCTTAACTACCACAATCTTAAACGCCTCATCGGTAGCCTCCGGTAGCTCGTGTATAACGATGCCGTCCTGCTCTTGGCGGGCTTCTCCTGCCAGTAGAGCTACGCCGCCGATACGCTCCAGTATCTCCGGCAGTTCGGTTAATCTTCCAAACGGCAAAATATCGGCCTGCCATAGCAGGTAATTACCGTCCTTTACTCGGTTTCTGTCACTCTCCAAATGTAGGTACTGCGCTACCTTTGGGTTTACCTTTATGTAACGTGCCATATCTTTATAACTTTATTAGTGAATAATCAATACTGAGCCGTCCGCGTCGCAGAATATCGCGCCGTCGGTACTATCTGTAAACGCTCCTGCGTAGCCTCTATCTTTTACGTCCAGCCCTATTACTGCGCCGTTACTGCTATCCATAGCGGTAGTAGGGATAATCGGGGCCGCGCCGTGTCCAACCAGCGAATAACTGAGGCTGCCGCTAACCTTGTTAGTCGCGATATACCACAGCGGCAAAAGCTCCTTTTCAAAGTCGGCTATATCGCTGTTATTAGTCTGCACTATCGCGGTAGGTGCTATCTCGCGGCTACCTGCCGGTATGTTATAAGGCACTCCCGCTAAATCAAACTCATAAGCAGGCAGTCTGCGGATAAATACCGCCTCTGCCATCGGTGTAGCGTCGTTAAGGGCTACGCTGGCAGGGTCTCCAGTGGCCGAATACTTAACACGGCAGCGTATATGCCGCTCGTTACCCATAAGCCAGCGGTTAATCGTGATGCTGTCGCCGCCCGTCTGCAAATCGTAGTCCAGTACGGTATCGTCTCCCGCGGTTCTCCACGTTCCCGCCTCGTCCTGCACTTCCCAAACCAGCGCGTATTTGCTCGCCTCGCATTTGTTCGGGCCTACCCACACGGTAGCCCTAACGGTCTGCTCGTCCTTATCGCTTAACGGGTTGTAGATAGTCTGCTGCGCGCAATCAAGCTCCACGCGGATAACGTCGGCCGCGTCGCTACAGTCCAGCATATAGCTACCTTGTATAACCATAATTTGCCCGTTACGGTTGTCTGTGTACTCCGCGTAATAGGCCAGTGTTATAGGGCTTTTAGGCTGCGCGTTCTTCTTTACCTTGATACGGCCAGCATCGCTGCCGCTGGTGGTAATCTCGTAGTCTGTGTTACCATCAGCTATAAGCGTCTTTTTGCCGCCTACAATCTCGTACCAGCGGACGTTAGTAAGCTGGTGGTTTACCCTGCCAGCTGTTACTATCTCGTCCTTATCCAGTATGGAAACCACGGGCTGTAAGATAAACGGCGTTAGCGTATAGTCCGGGGTAAATTCCCCAGTATGCGCGTTATAATTCTGCTTATCCGGTACGCTGCCCTCTACAGCAAACGAAATCTGTAGCTGTAGAGGTTTCCAGTTAAAATCAAATCTTCTTGTTTTCATTTGCTAAACCTTTCTACTAATACTCAAAAATCGCGCTTTCGGTACCCGCTTCTCGGCCTTGGCCGTCTCGCAAAGTAACGGTAGCTATAAATTTTAGGGTTCTCGGCATATACCCGTTAAGGTCGCAGTCTGCTATAGTAAGGTCTATAGACTTGCCAGCGTTGGCCCTTTTTAACGCCCACGCGTTATCTGAGGCTACGCGCTCGTTACCCTTAGCGTCCTCGCTGTAACGCGTCCACTGCACATCTGCGGGCAGTATGTCGTCTGTAATATCCATATTATACAGCCGGGCGATAATGGTAAGCGTAAGCGCGAAGCGGTCGGGGTCGAAAATATAGTCTGTATCTGCAAACTCTACCGTAAACTGCGGGTTTCCCTCTACCATCGCCCAGTCGGTATTATTCCACGCGGGCGCGGTCTTGGTTCCGGTCTTGGCGCATCGCCATTTGCAGCCCATATACCAAACGTCGCTAATCTCATAACGTCCAGTATCGGGGTTAATGGCCTCGCAGTAGTAGTTAGCTGTAGCGTCCCACTGCCCGCGGTCTATAACCTCGCTAACTGGCCGGCCTTGATAATCGATACGTATAATATCCTGCACTATCAAACCGCGCGCGTAAACGTAGTCCTGCCCCTCGACTATCGGCAAATCCATTTCGCGCAGGAACTCCGGCAGGGTGCCAAAGGTCGCGCCGTAGTTGGATGCCTCGACGATAGGCTTAGTTACTCCAGTTAGTCTAACTATACGGCCCTCCGTGCTGGATAGATAAATACAGCTTTGGCGTTTGGTGTCTGTCTGATTACCCCAGCGCGCTATCTTCATAGCCTCGCAGGGCGCGTAATTCTTTCCTGCTGGCGTATCTTCGTCCGGGTAGGCCGTTACCTCGATATAGTTATTAGCCGTGTTTACGCTGTTCACACGTAGCCAGCAGGTGTAATATTTACCGCTGCCGCTGGCCAATGTGTTAATAATGCCCTTTAGCACGTTGCCAACCGCCTGCGCGGTAAAATACCCGTCCCACTTGCTGCGCAGGTGTAGGCCGTAGCAGTTATCGCCCAAATCGTCCACGCTGTCGATAGTGTCGGCCTCAGTAAGCAACTGGTCGCCCTCTATCGCGCTAAGACGGTTAATAATAAGCTCTAAGCACTCAAAGTAACTACGTACTCGCACGCTCTCAAACTCCGCGTTACCCTTTGAGTCAATGCCTGCGCCCTTACCTGCGTAAAGCGATTTTATAAACTCCCCAAACTCAGCACCGCCGCCCATATAGGAAATACCCGCTACACGTATAGCCTGCTCAAAGGTTATATTACCTTTGGCCACATCATCGACTAAACGGCTAAGGAACTGTTTACGTATTGGGCTATCCTCGGTAAGGTCGTTAGCCACGTCCGCGTAGCCGGCTTTTACCTTTTCCGTTATCTGCTCATATACCGCGTTACCCTTGTCGTCTGTTACTTCCTTTTGTCGGGTCAAATACTCGTAGCCGTCCGCGTCCGTGCTGATTTGGTCTAACGCCTGCTTGTTGGCGTGGTAATGGTCGTTAGGGCTTACCGCGCTGCCGCTTCCATTAACGGTTACTACAGTGCTGCCGCCTCCGGTACTTTCGCCTCCCAGCTCGCGCAAACGCTCACTACGCGGACGCTGGCCGCGCTTAAAGGTCTTTAATTCATATACTGCCATATCCCATTACTCGTTATTACGTTTATACTCGTCGGGGCGCAGCTCGACAAATACAGCCTCGCTGCAATCCATTCTAACGTCTTGCGTTTCGGATGCCACCATAAACAGTTTGCCGTCTTGGTTGTCCTCTCGATACACCGCTATAGGTTCGTGCAATATCTGCGCGTCACCGCTTAGCGTAGTCCTGCGCTGCGCAAACTGGCTGTATAGGGTTCCTATTAGCAAGTCCTCGGCCTGCGTGGTACGTCCAGCGCGGGTAAAGGTGGTTATCTGTTTGCCGGTCTTGGCGTTGAAATAAGCACCGCGTGCCGTCGGTACTCCCTCCGCGCTGGTGCCGCAAATGGTGTCTATCTCGATAGGTTCCTTAGCCGCTCCGTTCAGCTGCGCGTTATACTCTACGTCGTCGGTATTTATCGTTTTGTCAAACTGGCCAGCGTTCATAATCTCAATTTCGGGCAGTTTCATTAAAAGCCACGCGATTTTACCCCATAGCGATTTAGGGCCGTTTTCTGCCTTTTCTAAGTCTGTACCCTCATTTACAATTAGCCAACCCTCGCGGCGTACCTCTACCCACAGTTTACCGCCACCGCCTCCAAAGTTCGGATAAGGGATATACTGCCCTGCCTCTGCGTTGGTTAATATGGATATAGTAGCCTGCTTGTGCGGGTTAATCGCTGGCCTGTTCTTCTTCCAACCCAGTACGCCGCTGGTATCTACGTGGTCTCGCGCGTCGTAGTAGCAAAGATAACCCCACGCGTTCGGGGCTTTGTCTCCAGTATATTCTACCCAGCTGCCGTATGTGTCGTTAATCGTAGTAGCAGGATAACTTACGGGTCTCTTAACGATGCTGCGATTATCCCATACGTACACGGTGTCGCTACCGTCCGGCTGGAACTTGATAGTAACGGGTACATACACGTAATTACCATATCGGTTAAACTGGTCGTACCAGTCTTTTTGCTCCAAATACTTCATTATATTAGCCGCGCTTTCAAACGGGTTAAATCGCGGGTCTAACAGCATATCTATACCTACGCGTACTACTAATTCGCTGCTATTCGCGATAGGTGGCACCCATACCGGGTTACTCTTAAATAAAGCAGGGCCTATGCTGGCAGTAGTACCCGGTATCTTTGGCTGCCCGTGTCCTTGGCTCTTATACTCAGCATACCAGTTTTTATTTGTTCCTACTTTGATACCCGCCACAGACTGCCAAAATAACGCTATACCCTCGCTTTCGCTTCCGTCATACTGAGGCACGATTTTATAGAAATAAACGCCGTCGCCCAGCTCTGCGTTATTGCCCTCCTTGGCTACCCATATAGTAAACCCGCAGTCGGTCGCGTCTATCCAGTCGGTTAGCGCAGTGCTGTAATGGTAGGAAAAATAGGTAGCTCCGTTGCTGCTGCCGCCGCTAAGTTGATTTAGGGCTGTAAGCATAGCATCTGTTTTAATGCTTCCCCAGCAGTCCGTCGGCGATAAATTGCCACTTTGCGCGTAGGTACTCCACGTAATTTTAGCATTATTATATACCACATCTACGCCCATAGTTTGGCTGCTGCCGTCCCATACGATAGGCAGTTTATTAGCCTGCCGATATAGGCCGTTAAGGTCGTAGATATAAACCTTACCGGCTCTTTGTATCATACGCAGGGCCAGCGGCTGTAAAATACCCTCGATAACTTCGGTTAGCGTTGAGGCTTCGCCGTCCTCGTCGTAGAAATTATCGCTACGTACTTTAACGTCGCTAAGGTGCATAGCTTTAGAGCTTCCGGTTAGCGCGGTACTTATTAGACTGTCGTCTATACCGCCGCAGTTAATACCGCAGCGTCCTATACAGTAGCTAACAATCTCGTACAGCGTCTGCATATTACCCAAATCGTATTTAAGTCGTTCCAGCACGCCAAAATCGGTAAACGATAACGACACCGTGTAACCGTTTAGCTGCTCGTAGGGTTCTTCGTAAAACTCTGTATCTATGCAGCCGCTCCAGTATAGCGCATTATTACGGTATATATCCAGCCTAACGCGGCCTACCTCGATGCTATATAAATCCTCGTAGGTTCTATCGCCGGGACTGATTATTTTAAGAGTAGCTGTACTGCCTTGTATAACTTCCTCCTTGCTCTTTTCGTTCCACTCGATAGATAGCGGCTCGTCCGCGTCAAACTCCAGCAGGCCGACGGCCTCAAATTCGCCGCCAGCCTCCTGCCATATCTCTGCACGCCATAACACGTTAGATATACTTAGAAATTCGCCTTTATATCTTAAATACTTCATACTAACTGCGTTTAGTGTGGTTATTCTCCTTTGCTATGATACCTACCAGCTCGCGGCCGCGTATCTTAAACTCCACTTTGCCTAAATCTATGCCGCTACCGGGTTCGGCCAGTAGCCCGCGCAGCTTATCCAGTGGCGCGATAACTTCCGGGTTACTGTTGGCTCCGGCGTACTCGCCCACCATCGCTAACGTAGGGCCGGACGCTACGCCACCATCGGCCAGCATCGGAATACCGGCCGCGGTTACTGCTGCCAGCATCGCGGTAGTAAATCCCATAGCGATACCAAAACCCGCAAACGGTATATACGCGTGTGCGGCCATATACTCGGCTGCTGCTAATTCTTTCCAGCTGGCTGCCTCCAGCTTGTTAGCGGTAATAATCGCCGCAGACGATGCCGCGTTAGTGGCTGCCGTTGTACCTCGTGCTGTAGCCTCGGTAGTCTCTGCCGCAGCTTCTACGCCCTTAGTGGTCGCGTGCGCAGCACTGGCACCAGTAAGCAGGTTAATAATACCTACTACCGTCTGTATGCCGTTGTATAGACCTATAAAGCCGTCGATAATGCCTACTACTATCTGCCACGCGCTGCCGTTGCCCTTTAACGCGTCGGTTATACCCTCTACGCTGCTGGCTATATTCTTTATACCGCTCCATCCGTCTTGCAGCGATTTGCTCACAGATACGCTGGTTTTCTCGGCCTCCTTGCCTGCGTTCTTGATAGCGTCGGCCTTAGCGTTCCACGCGTCTATCTGCTTGTTAATGGTCGCGGCCTCGTCTATGGTCGCAGTCTGTAGCTGGTCGGTAAGTATGCTAATGTTATCGTTAATATCCTTTAAGGTCTTAGCGTCCTCTTTCCACAGCGGGCCGCTATCTACAGCTTTGCCCGCGTTCTTGATAGCGTCGGCCTTAGCGTTCCACGCGTCTATCTGCTGGTTAATGGTCGCTGCCTCCTCTTTGCTGGCGGTTTGTAACTTCTCCTGCAATATGCTGATATTATCGCCTATCTCCTTTAAGGTGGTCGCGTCCTCTTTCCAAAGTGGGCTATTATCCTCCGCAGCTTTGCCCGCGTTCTCGATAGCGTCGGCCTTTTCCTGCCAGCCAGCTATCTGCTGGTTAATGGTCGCCGCTTCTTCTACGCTGGCCGTCTGTAGCTTCTTACGCAGTATATCTATATTATCGCTAATCGCCTTTAAGGTGGTCGCGTTTGCGTCGAATTTTGGTACCTCTACCTTTGGGGTAGTGGCTCGGCCTCCGGTTGGCTTAGGCTTGCCCGGCTGGTTCGCGTACTTCTTCTGCGTTTCGGCCAAATCAATTTTAGGCGCGGCTTTCGGCTTTGTTACCTTTACGGCTACCTCCACCTTTTTATTACCCAGTCCTAAAATGTTTTTCAGCCATTCCCACGCCTCCTTACATTTCTCTACCAGCCACGCGAAAGCCTTAGCCAAACCATTCATAATGGCAGTAGCCAGCGGCTTAATAGCCTCCCAAACCTTATCTACGATTTTCCGGAAACTCTCGCAATTATTATACGCGTATATGATAGCCGCCACTAACGCGCCTATGGCCGTTATTACGATGCCGATAGGGTTAGCAGTAAGTACAAAGTTAAGTACCTTTTGTACGGCCGTCCACGCTGCCGTAGCTACAGATACAACCTTTTGCGCGGCCGCTACAGCCAAAGCCGCACCCTTATTCTTAACCATTGCCACGGTAGAGGCTAAAAAGGCTTTAGCGGACGCATACAGCGTAACAGATAGGGTTTTAACGCCGGCCACCAAAGTAGTAACACCGGCCAGCGCAGTAGAGGCCTGCGCCGCGATAGTAACGAAAGGCAGCGCGCCGTTTACCATCGCGCCTAATTCCTCTTTCATATCGCCCAGCGTGTTTACTAACTGCTGCTGCTTTCCGCTGTCTGTCTTGGCTAACTCGGCGTTCATATCGCCTACGTTGTTCTGTATCACTTGGGCCAACATCGCGGCTTTTTCCTGCTCGGTGCCATATTTAATTACGTTGGCCTCTGCCTCGGAAAAGCTAATACCTACGCGCTTTAGCGCATCTACTTGGCCCATCATAGCCTTACCCATTAAGTTACCTATCTGCACCGCGTCGCCCGTAGTGGCAGATAGTCCCTTTTGCTGCGCTAACAAATTATTCATAGCAGGCAGCAGGGTTTCCAAACTATCTTTTTCTTTCAAAAAAGTAGCTACCTGCTGCGCGCCGCTTAGCTGTACCTCGTCGCCGATAACGCCTATTTCCTGCTGCGCGCTGGCCAGTTCCTTAATGCTCTGTATCTCCTTATCGGTCGCGCCCATACGCTGCCGCATAATGGTAGATAGCTTTGTTTCGGCCATTTCCTGCACGGCGTAAGCGTCGGCCAAATCCTGCAAACCGGCTTGCAGCTGGTTAAAACTACGCTGCGCCGCGTCGATGCCAGTAGCCAAAGCAGCAAAGTTTATCGCGCTGCCCTTTAGCTGCTCGGCCTCCGATAGCGTGGACGTAATAACCTTTTTTAGCCCGTCTGCATCGCGGGCCAAATCCTTAAAACTCTTGCTGTCGCCGTCCAGCTTAAAAGTTATAGATATGGTGCTTTTTCCTGCCATACTTATACATTTAGAGGCTATCGCCCAGTTTCTTTACTAATTCTTCCATACGCTTACGCTGCTGCGCTGGTGTTATATCCCTTGCCTTAGCGTTAGCGCGTTTGCCCTTTTGCTTATCCCACGGAAACGGTAGCAACTTTTCCGGGGTTATCTTTTTGTTTTTAGCGATATGCGGCTGTATGGTAATAGTAGCCAGTAGGCGCATACGCTCCCAGCAGTCCTTATACTCAAAATCGCGCTGCTCCGCATACGCTTTATAGACGGCTTCAAACTCTGCAAAATCCATCTTGCAAAAGTCGTCATAAGATAAGCGTATGCCGGACAGCGCGATACCCAGTAAATCGTAGATGCCTTTAACGGGGCCTATCTTTTTTTTTCAGCCTCGCCGTTTTTTGCTGCTCCCGCCTGCATCGCCTTTGCCCAGTTCTCCATATCCTCCGCGGATAACGCGTCCGCGAAATCCATAAGAGGCATATCGAAAGGCACTTTGTCGGCAGCTGAGGCAGACGCTACACAGCAGTAGAGGTACGTACAAAGGTCGCTAAAGTTATCCGTAGTAATCTCTGTAACCTCCTTGCCGGTCTCTTTCTTAAAGCGCAGCATCGCGCCCATAGTAGGGCGACACGGGTACACTTTACCGTTAATCGTTACTTCTATATTTGTTTTCATAAGCGCAAATTTTATTCACCCGGTGTTTCAGTAATCGCGTTTTCGTCCAGCGTTGTAGGCTCGCCGTCGTTCTCCAGCGAAATACTGTACGTCGCGTCGTCGTTAGCCGGGTCGGTACGTTCCAGCGAAGCGATAACACACTTACCAGCCAAATACGGCTTTTCGCTCTGCTCTCGCTCCATACACTTAACCTCTACAGACTTACCGCTTTTCCACAGCGCGAAAAGCTCCTTAAATCCGTTTTCGGTCTCGTCGTAGAATACCAAACCCTCGGCACTGATAGAATACGATAGACCTACTACGCCCTTTTTCTTCCATAGGCCGCCGGATATTCCAGCGGTAGCCACTGGCTTAACGGCGCGCTCTTTGGTCTCGCTGTTAAATGTGGTGGTGTGGCTGGTACAGCTACCCACCGCTTTGCCGCCTACATAAAGCAGCATATCGCTACCATTACAGTAGCCCGTCTTTGTTCCTGCCATATTCTTAAATCTTTACTTCAAAAACTAACTGTTGCACATACGCATCGGCCTGCCAGCCCTCCTCACTATCCGAAAGTTTGCAGCTACGCATAGCCAGTCCGTCGCTTTCGTACTGCACGTTATCCAAAGCCGCGCGCACGGCCTCGGCCAGCTCTACGCCCTCCGTATAATCGGCGGTGTAGCAAAGTATCTCGATACCCACGGTATCGGCTCCTACACGGCCTTTAACGGGTTCCTTGGTTAGCTGCGTGCGACGATACAGTATATAGGGCAGTTCTGCGCTATCTGTTACCACGGGGAAAACCTTTTTAGTACGGGCTATTACCTCGTCGTCGTCGATAAGGATAGCGCGGATAATTTCGCCCGCCGATAAACTCGTTTTACTTACAGCCATACTTTTCTGCTATTTTCGTTACATTCTCTGTTACCATATCCCGTATATCCTGCGTTACGGTGTCCCGGACACCATTAAGCGTTTGCGCCATAAAGCCGTAACGCCTCATTTTGCCGGTTCGGTGCGCCTCTCGCTCTCGGCTGGCCCGTCGCCGGGTGCCTTGCTTAGGCTTCGTTTCACGTTCCGCGGTTCCGTCCTCTGCCCATATTAACACGGGTTTTTTAAGTCCCTGCCGGTTAGTGTGAAATCCCGCCTCGCCTTTACCATTTTTGCCCGCTTTCTTAGTACCAACTGTTACCCGGAAACCTGCGGCCCGCTTAAATACTATAGCGCGCACGCCCTTTTCCAAATCCTTATTAGAGCTAATACTACTGCGCAGGTTATTTATAGCTGTTTTGCGTACTTTGTTGGCTTCCCTGCGGAAACCTCCCTTTAACGCCTGCATCCTGCGTTTAGGCTCCAGCTCAGCGAATAACCGCTGCAAATTCTTGTCGTCGTACTCGATGCTCTGTGCCATAATGGTAAAGTTATTCGTTTACACGGTCGCAAAGTAGGGTATTATAGCCCTTATCGCGGTTAGGTATAATCGACACAATCGTATAGAGGTTGCCGCCCAGTTGCTGCGCCCTCCAGTTCTCCTGCACCGGGTGCGCGTCGCGTATATTAAACTCAGCTGTATGCGCGGGGAAATGTTCGCCCACTTCCTCGCTGCGGCTACCAGTAGCTCGTACACGTTCGGCACGTACTACACGGGTAGGCACGTACTCGGTACGCTCTGCGCCCATACGGTCGGTAACGCGCTTAGGCTCTAACAGCTGTAGCTTATATTTTAGGGTTCCTGCTCTCATACGGTTTAATCGCTTACCAGTTTACGATATGGTTTAATTAGGGCCTGCATAGTGTAGGGTACTTCGGCCATCTGCACACCGCTAACCGCTTCGCGCTGGTTATACCAGTGTCCGGCTATAAGTAAGACGGCCTGCTGTAGCATAGCGGGGAAATCTCCCCCGCCTGCCTCCAGCAGTTCGTCTTTTGTTCGGTTGGTGGCTGTGCATACGTACTGCTCTGCCGCGCCTAATAGGTGCTGCAAATACGCGTCGTCGTCCGTAAAGTCGTCCGCGTGGACGTGTTTTTTAAGCAGTTCTAAATCCACTGTAGCCATAACTAAACGCTATAAACTTCTACGTATGTTAATACTCTCTTATTACTTGGCCGCTGGTGTTACCTTAGCGAGTGCAAAGGCTTCCTTACGCAAAGTAGTGGTGCCATAGTTCACGTTAAGCACGAAATCTACAGCGTCCTTACGTGCTTGGCTGTAAGGGTCAATCACAAACGACATATCGCCGAAAAGTCCCATAGGCTGGTATCTCCAGTCGCCCAAACCGATGTTATTTTCTCCGATATAGTTTGTTGTGAACACTGGCAGGCCTGCGATATGGTCATTTTCGCAAACCATAATACCGCTGCCTGCGTCCTTTGGTGTAGCCTCGGCGATAGCTTTCTGCGCCTTAGTCATTACCCAGCAAAGGTTATCGCCATCGACACCAGTAGCCAGCACAGCAGCTTTAAGGGTGTTAAACTCCTTAAAGGTCGGGGTAGCACTAAAAGCGGTCGCGTTAGTTGCCAAACCTACAAACGGGCCTACTAAAGTGGTAGCGTTTGTTACCTTGGTAGTGCTGAAAAGGATTTTGTTAAGCAGCTTTGCCACAGCCAGCGGCATAAGTTTCTTAACAATCATTTCCAAAATACCCTCTGTCTGCATCATCGACTGGCGGGTTACTGGAATAGCGATGCCGATACGCTGAGGCGACGCGGTAAGTTTAGACAGCTTTACTTTGGTGTCGGCAAGGGCCACGCCCTCGCCTGCGATAGTAGCCTCTACAGTCTCGTAGGTAGGCCAAACGTAATCGCCGGCCAAACCGGTAGGCATAGGCAAACCAACCTTGCTAAGGATAAGGCCCTCCACCAGTGGGTCTAAAATATCCTGCACCTTTACGGGTACGATGCCACCGGGTACAGCGTCGGCCACCATTACCAAATCACGTACTAACATAATTTGGGTCTGCTTGCCGTTGCTCATATTCTCGCGAATAATCGCGTTTACGTCGGCCACGGTGTTAGGGTTCTCGCGCATCTGCTCAGCAGCAGCGGCCTGCATCTTCATTTGCAGCAGCTGGTTTTCGCGTACTAACGCCTCGTACTCGGTAGTCTCGGCCTCGTTGCGCTCGCGCTGCTCCTTTTCGCACGCGTCAGCAATCGCGCTGATACGCTCGCAGTTGGTCTGATACTTATTAACCAACTCGCGCACATTAACTGTTTTCTTGTGCATACAAAAAACTTTTAGGGTTAAACTTAAATCTAAATCGACTGCGCAGCAGCGCGGCGCATTTCGCGCACTTGCTCACGCATTTTCGTTTCGTCTTTCTTTGGCTGCTCGGCCTCTCGCAGTTCCTGCACCAGCTCGCGGGCCTCGGCCTCGCAATTAGTGTCCGGGTATGCAGGGTCGGCGGCCAGTGTAAAGTCATAAACGCCCGTTACGACATTTACGGTATATGTTACCACGGTCTTACCGTTCTCGCGCTTAACGTCGCGCGATACGTAGGCACTATCGTAATAGTGGGTAGTAAACATAAAGCTACAGCCGGCTATATCGCCGCGTCGTACCAGCTCCAGTGCCTTATCGCCGTCGGCCGTGTGCGGTGCCTCAAATTCAAAAGCCACGCCCTTATCGTCCACGGTATAAGTAAGCGTACCGCTACCATTCTTGCTTCTCGCTAAAATTAACTGGCGGTTGTGAAACATAGTCATTTTAATATCGCAGCCGTCCAGCAGCTCTTTGGTTATAGCCTCCGGCGCGATAACTTCGCGGGCCTCCTCGTCGTCGTAGTCATACAGCGGCGCAGACGGTACGCCGAAAAGGATAGCGTAGCCGGTTATAGTTCGGCTTTCCTTTTCGCCCTCCGCGGCTTCTCGCACGTGCAATTCCGCGCACGTGTGTAGCATACGTGTTATTTCGGTGTTCTTATTCTTCGCCATCTTTATTCTGTTCTTTTGGTTTGCTACTTGGTTCCGGTTCTGCCACTGGCGCGCTGGCCTCCTTGATGCCTTTAAGGTTAGCAGACACCAGTACGGTATCGCCGCCCTCTACAGCTGGTTTGTTTTCTTCCCTGCGCCATTCATTTACTGTATAGATGCCCGCCGCTATTGTTGCAGTTTGGTATTTTACCCTACTATCCAAATCGCAGGCATACAAACCGCGCCGGTCAAACTGGAAAACGCGCTTACAGCATAACGTAGGGGCTACCAACTTGCGCAGCAGCTCTACTTCTATCTTGCGCAGCATAGGGTTAAGCGTAGTACTGAGGAAAGCGACGTTAGCCATTTCCGCGGATTTGTAGTTATTGCTCGTATCGTCAAACACAAACGACGGATGCACGCCGAAAAAGCGGCATATCTCGCGGACGCTAAATTTACGTGTCTCCAAAAACTGCATATCGGTAGAGCTTAACGAAATAGGGCTAAACTGCACCTGCCCCGGTAGCGATACGATACGCTCGCCGCTTCTAAATCGGCCGTCTAAATCTACCGCCGTTTTCTCCAGCTCCTTATCTTGGTACTCACCGAATCCGCGCACGCTGGTATCGTTAGACACGATGCCGCGGACGTTGCCGCCGTTGGCAAATCTGTTAAGGGTCTCGTTATCGCCCGTGCTGGTAATATCCAGCGTAGTACGGGCAAATCCCAGCGTAGATAAGCCGGTTTTACCGTCCCTGCTGAAATTCTTAATATGTATAATCTCGTCCTCTCTGTACGTACCGCTAATGCCTGCGTTAAAATCGCGGATAGTGTACGTATCGTTAGTAGTATCGTGCGCCACGGCCGTAGGTTCGGCCAAAGCTAACCGCGCTACCTCCATAGTAACGAAATCGTAGATAGGGACTATATAGGCGTTACCGTTCAGTAAAAGGTGCTGCACCACCAAACGCCAAAAGTCCACAGCGGACATATACGGACACGGCTGCACGTTTAGCAGGTAGTGTAAACGGCTGCTTTTATCCTCCGCGAATATATCCCCCTTTAGGCGCATATATTGTACGGGCAGGTTCGCCACACTATCGGCCAGTATATTAACGCAGCGGTAAACTGTAGCTATAGATAAGTCCATACCAGCGGGCGCGAATATATTAACGCTGCCGGTTCTTGGCGCGCTCGCTACTGGCTCTTCCTCTACAGCCTTGCTACGTCTAAAAAAGTTCCTTATATCGTCTAATAGTCGCATTAAAATTCTATTTGTCTCTATTTATAACCCAAATATCGGTTATTTGGTACCATAATAACCCCTATAACGGTGGAAAGTTACCCGAAAAGTGTTAAATCCGTGTTAAATTTTGGTTTTACATTTGGGAAATCAAAACAAAGTATTACCTTTGCACCAGTTAAACAAATAAACAGTTACAGATATGAAACTATACGACAACAAATACCCTATTTCCGATAATGCGGAATACGTAGTAGATTATATCTACGATAACCCCAGCGGCCCAAACTTCTACTTTCAGCTGGTAAGACTTAAAGATAACGCAATACTTTGCGCTCACAAAAGCCAAACCGATATAATACTACACTGCTGGTCGGTGGGCATACCAAAAGAAAAGGTAGCGTTTATCTAAGATTATTAACCGGGGGCTGGTTCCGGCCAGTCCCACAAAAACAAAATGAATATGGCAGCTTTCAAAAACTTTGCGGACGTTACCGCAGCAGATTTAGAGTTTACAAAAACCGTTAAGGCTATCCGCGAAACGCTCGCAGACTGTTTTTACACTTGGGAAGAATACCCCGGCATTAAGTCCAGCGAGTTATCGGAATACCTCGGCCAGTATGGGGACTTATACGAAGATGCTAACGAAGATTTGCACATAGTTTACCCAGCAGATAAGCGTATGGCCATTAACTTAGCAAAGTGGCTGGCTAACTATGATATGGCTTACGTTAAGGCAAACAAATGTATCGTTAGCCGTTCTAACCAGCAGGCAGCCGCCCAGCTCCTTAACAAACTTATAGAGCTGGCAGCGTAACAGATAAAACAAGTAATAACCGGGGCCGGCTACGGCTGGCTCCACAAAAACAAAACAGATATGCAGATTATAAACGAAATGGAATTTAGCCGCGTGTTCGGTATGGGCACCGCTAAGGTTTATGTAGAGGAAAGCAAAACTAACTACTACGTTTCTATCCAGCCGCACAAATACGCTATGCCCGTAGTGGTAGAGGAAAAGGTTAGCAAAAAGCAGGCAAAGGATATGCAGGCAGCTATCGACGTGGTTTACAAAGAATACGAAAGCAAAAACGCTGGCTGGAAATGGGTACAAAAGTAGAGCATAGAGGCGGGGCGCGTCCGGGTTCGGGCCGTCCTACCAAATCGAAAGACGGCGCGCGCGTTACTTTCTCGGTAATGGTTAGCCCAGTAACTCGCAGACGCATTACTGAGCTGCGCGCAGCAGGTGTTAAACTCGGCGAAGCTATCGACGCTATGGTAGCACAGTTAGCCGCCCAGTATGATATAAACTAAAAAAGCCTGCCCTAAATAGGCAGGTTTCTTTGTTTTATCTTTCATAGTCGATAAATAGACGCATACACATAAGCGTAGTTATTACTCCGTCTATCTTCTGCGTGTGCTTACGCTTTATCGGCTTGCAGTTCTCCAGCTTGTCGCTATCCAGCACAGCGTTACCAAAGCAGTAGGCGTTAATCGGGTTATCGTTAATATAGATATGGCCCGTTTTCGCGCCGTGTTCAAAACTTTCTACTGGCGCGGTAAAGGTTCCGTAGGTCTGCCGTATGCCGGTTATCACGTTACCCGCTCCCGACGCTGCCAGCATATTTATAACCTCTTGGCTTTTCCACGGGTCGTAACCTATACCCAATATACGCACATAGCTGTTAAGCCTCAGCACGTAGTTTACTATCTCGCGGTAGTCTATAACGTCGCCCTCCGTCAGTATTAGGAAACCTTTAGCCGCCCACGTCCTATATAACTTTTCGTTAGGGTGCCCGGGTAGCGCGCCCTCCGGAAAAAAGTAGGCCGTATGGAAATAAAAGTTTTTCTGCCCAGCGTCGTACATACCCATAGTAACCGCGCTAAAGTCGTCGCTTTCGCTAAGGTCTATAGCTACCATCGCGTCCGGTCGGCCCTTGATGCCGTCTAAGTTCATAGGCTTAGATATATGGCGGGCCAGCGTAGAGCTTATCCAGCTGCGCTGCTCGTTCTCTGCATAGAGGTTAAGCAACTTAGTACGGAAAGCTAACATAGCCTCACTGCCATTACGTACCGCGTTCTTATACTCCTGCCGGTAAAAGTCCAGCGATACGGTAATACCTAAATGCGGGTGTACCTTTATCCACGTGCTTTCCTCGTCCTCCGCGTCGTCTAAATCCGGCTCGAATATGTGAGCAAAAACGCTGTCGTCCTCATACTCACCCAGCAGCACAGCTTTATAACCTTGCAGCATCTCATAAAACGGGCCGTCGAATACGTCCGATGCGGTGGTTATAATCGCCGTTAGCGGGTTCTCACGTACACCCATAGAGGTAGTAAGCACCGTTAGCAGTTCGCTACTGCGCGCTTGGCTAAACTCGTCCATAATCACAGTAGAGGCGTTTAGACCGTCTTTTGTGCGGGCGTTGGCTGTAAGGCACTGCGCAAACGCGCTACGGTCTTTTCGCTTACTCTTAACCGTCTGCTCGTTCACTGTATAGCGGCGTTCTTTGGGGTCTAACTTCAGCACGCAGTTACGGATAACGTCGAAGCACTTTTTAGCTTGGTCGCTACTGTTGGCTCCGGTGTAGCTCTCTGCGTTAGCATCGCCGTACAGCAGGTCATACACGGCCAGCGACGCTGTGCTGGTTGTCTTGGAAAACTTACGCGGCACATATAGCACAGCCTCCCGGACTACTCGCTTAGTACCCTCCCAAAAAGCAAATATACTTGCAAACTGGAAATACTGTACCGGGGTAAGCGCGTACCGCTGCTGCCCAGTCTTGCCGGGAAAATACAGACTTTCGTAGAAATCGGCAAACTGCCATACCTCCGTCGCGTTGATGCCGTACTTATCGCACATATAGAAAAACCGCTGTACGGCCAGCTGCTCGTAGAGGTTGTGCGCGTCCGGGTTCCCTGCCACCATACGCACGTAGCTATCCAGCCGGCTATCTATCTCGGTAAGTCGGTAGCGGTCTATATCCATATTTGCCAGCAGGTCGGTAACGTCCGCTTTTGCCTGCCTCAGTTTGTCTTTTTCTTCTTCTGTCATACTTTTATAGTTCAGTATCTTCTATCTCCATTAGACGGCGGGCTAAAGTCCTTAACCTGCGGCAGGGGCTAACCACGCCCGGTATAAAAACGCTGCGCGCGGCTTCTCTGTTGTTCTGTTCCATACTCTTAGCCCTCCTTTGTTTTGATAATAGTAGGCTGCTGGCGTTTCTTTGTCAGCTTCTTAGTTAAGTCGGCCAGCGGGTCGTCGTCCACGCCTCCCGACAAATCTACAGCTGTAAGCCCTAACGCTTTCATCTGTCGCGTTATAAGTTCCTGCGCTTCCTTGGCTATCTTAAAAACTGGATGCGGTGCCAACTTTTCGCCGTAGCGGGTAGTCTCGTAAACCGTTGTTTCAGTCAGCCCGTCGATTTGTTCGTTAGCCATATCCAAATTACGCATAGCTGAGGCCAGCGACGTTATTTGCATATCCAGCCCTCTGCTGTAGGTTCCATTTTGCTTTAACGTCTTGGTAATATCCTTAACGTACTCCTTTACTGTTTTAGCCATATTCTTGCTATTTTCGTTACTATTTTGTCGATTATCACTAAATTTTAGCGGGTTCGCCGTGTTACTGCATATTTATACGCATATACGGCCAAAGTTCCGCGTTTCCAAATTTTGGCTGCGCGTCGCGCGAATGTGGGGGCGAGGTTTAACGGCCATTACCCCCGTTAAAAAATACGCCCCCGGTCATTGCGTAACGTCGTCGTCAAAAAATCTATGGTTAAACTCGCGCGCCTGCTTCGCCTTGCGTTCTTTGTTTGCTTGCCGGCCGCACCTACCTAACTCTGTATGTACCTTAACGTGGCAGTCGTGGCATAGGGCCTGCGTGTTATGTACGTCGTACATTCTCTGCACGCGCTCCCGCTGGCTTAGTGCCTCCTCTACTGGCTTAACGTGGTGTACCTCTGTAGCCGCTGTGGTTCTTCCCTCTGCTAAGCATCGCTGGCATAGTGGATGCGCGGTTAATACTTCTTTTCTCAGCCGTAACCACCTGCTCGTATGTATTAGCTTTTGGTAGTTCTTATCTTTTGCCATAGCCTTTTATTACTTTCTTCTTAGTGTAGTTACTTATCTGCATATCATTATCCTTTGCGCCACTGGCAGGCATACTGCCCAACTCAGCAAACATACTGTCTATATACTCGCCGTCGTCGTCGGGTATATCATACTTACGGCTATCTACTCCCTCCATACGGTCTAACAGTATATGCGTAAAAGATACCAGCAGCTCGCACACGTTCTTAAACTTGTACTTATTAGTTAAGTGCTGTAGCTTATTGTAGGTCTGCGGGTCTATGCTTATATTAACCCTCTTTCTTTCGCTCATAGTGTTTACGTATTAAGTAGTTCAGACTATCTAATAAACTCTGCTGCACTCCCTTTTTGTCCTCCAGTGCTGCGCTGGCTCTGTCGTCCACTGTGCCGCTGCATACCAGCTTATAGACCGTTACCGGGTAACGCTGGCCTTGTCTGTGCAATCGTGCGTTAGCCTGCTGGTAGTGCTCTAAGTTCCAGCCCGTGCCAAACCATACGATATAGTGGCCGCCCTGCTGCATATTAAGACCGTATGCGGTGCTGGCCGGATGCGCCAGTAGTACGTCTATCTCGCCGTTATTCCAGTCCCTTAAATCGGCTTCGCCTTGATAGGTTCTTACCCGGTAGCCTTTAAGACGTTCAGAAATGCGCGTAATATCGTGCTTATACTGGTAGAACACTAAAATGCTGTTACCGTTGGCCGCTTCGACTATCTCGGCCAGTCTATCCAGCTTTTCGTTATGAATAGCGTGTACCTGCTTGTCGTCGTCATATATGGCACCGTTAGCAAACTGGCTTAACTTGTTCATTAGGCCCGCTGCGCTGTTGGCCAGTACGTTTGCCGGTTCGTCTCCGTGTTCGGCCTTAAACTCCAGCACCTTGTCGCGCTCAAACTTATTATACGCTGCCATCGTCTTATCGGATAGCTTAACGCTTACCGTGTGCGTTATCATATCCGGCAGCTGCAAATAGTCCTTAGCCTGCATACTAAGGCATATATCCGCTATCTTGTTGCGTATAATATCCTCACAGCCTTTTTTAATATCGCAGCGTACTACTATGTTATTCCACTTGTGCGTAGAAAAGTAATTATCGCGGTACTTGCTTACAGACTTACCCAGCCGCTCGCCTTGGTCTATGCAGTACATCTGCGCCCATAAGTCGATTAGGCCATTAGGCGCGGGTGTTCCAGTAAGGCCGATAATTCGCTTTACAGACGGGGCCGCTACTCTCATAGCCTTAAATCGCTCACTCTTGGAACTCTTAAAGCTCGTCAGCTCGTCGATAACTAAAGCATCGAAAGGCAGACGGCCGCCGTACTTTCCGCAAAGCCATACAAAGTTATCGCGGCCGGTAACGTAAACGTCTGCTTTCTCGGCCAGTGCTAAACATCTTTGCTTTTCAGTCCCCAGCACCTTAACCACGCGAAGCCCTCGCAGGTGTTCCCACTTGTCTGCCTCAGTACTCCACGTCGTTTCGGCTACTTTTTTAGGGGCTACCACTAAAACGCGCTCTATATCGCAGTCGTCTATTAGCTGCTGTATGGCCGTTAAGGTAGATACCGTTTTGCCCAGCCCCATATCTAAGAATAGACCGCAGCGGGGTTTATCTATAATCCATTGCGTAGCCGTCTTTTGGTAGTCGTATGCTCTGTAAATCATCTTATCGCCCTCCCTCGTATTTAGTTAAAACTCGGTCTATACTCTCTTTGCTGTCGCAGACGTGGACGGGATGCCCTATACTATCCATCTGCTTAAACCTTACCAACTGGATAGGCCGCGGCTTCTCTCCTTTGCTCTTTAGCTCTATCCATTCAGTAGCCCCGCCCGGAAATAAGCAAACGCGGTCGGGAAAGCCCACCATACCGGCATTACTGTATTTTAGGCATAAGCCGCCCAGCTCTTTTACGCGGGCTGCTAAATAACGCTCTATAGCTTTCTCGCTGTAGTCCGCGTGTCTTACTATCTTATCTATCGTTTTATCCATTTTTCTGCCTCCGGTAAACGGTAAACGCAAAAACTAACTTTTCCTTTAATACACCCTTATACACGTATATTGTATATTGTATATATACTTCTATACCCATATTACATTTATATACTATAAGTTATATATTTATCGTTTACTCCGTTTACCTTATATATTTATTATTGATTATCAGTTACTTAGCGGTAAACGATAGTGGTAAACGATAGCGTAAACGGAAATTTTGCGTTTACCCGTTCGCGTTCGTCGCCTGCTTTTATCGTTTACCTTGCGTTTACCTTTTTAGCCCGTTGCGTTTACCGCCGTTTTTATATATCGTCGTCCTCGTCGGGCTGTTCCACGCGCCTAAATCCGCGCTGCGTTCCGTACAGCTTCGCCGCGTGCTTGGTAGAGCTAACGCGCTCCCATTCGGGCCGGTCGCCTATCATCTTACTAACACGTCGGCATAGGTACTTATAGTCCTTATCGGCCATATCCTTACCCAGCTGCTCGCAAATAAACTCGGCCGCGCAAACCTTGTCGCGCTTAACGGTTCCCTCTGCTTGCAGCGGGTCGGGGTCTCGCAGGTAACTACGGCGCGCTTGTATATCCATTGTGTCCCAGTTCACGGGCAGCAGGGTATTAAGGTACTTATCCAGCATCGCCACTATAGGGTCGTCGTTGTCGTCGTTAAAATCCTGCTGGCGTTGCTTCGCCTGCGCTTCCAGTTCTTCGCTGAGGTATAGCGGTTCGCCCTGCTTGTAATAGTGGACGGCCTCAGCCCAAAGCTGGTCGCGGTCGCGCCGTATCGCCTCGCTCCAGTCTCTATACTTACGCAGTTCTGCCACTACCGGGATAACCCAAAAGCGGCGGTTTCCGGTGTCGCCCTTTAGAAATAGTGCCTCGTTTGTGGTTCCGCAAAATACACACTGTCGCGGATGCTCCAGCACTCGACGCGCATAGGCCGCGCGGTAAATATCTACCTGCTTAGACAAATGCGCCTTAACCTGCTCCACGTCGCTGCGCTTGATGCTGGAAAGCTCGCCCAGTTCCACTACCCACGCACGGCGTAGCTGCTCCATACCCTCTTTGCCCTCCAGCGTCGTAATACTGTCGTTAAACCATCTGCCGCCCATAACGCGCAGCAGGGTAGATTTGCCGATACCCTCGGCACCGCTCATAATAAGGCAGTAGTCGTATTTGCAGCCGGGGTTAAATACTCGCGCTACGGCCGCTACAAAGTGTTTGCGGCTCATAGCTCTATTTAGCTCGCTGTCCTCTGCGCCCATATAGTCTATAATTATACTATCCAGTCGCGGCACTCCGTCCCACGTTAGCCCGCTGAGGTAGTCGCGGATAGGGTGATAGCTATGGCGGGTTAATACCGCTGTTAGCGCGTCCGCTATCTTCTCCTTGCCCGTTATATCGTAGTGCTTTTCCAGCCATACGCGCAGGTTAGCGTCGTCGGTGTCCGTCCACTGGTTAGCGTTCTTATTCCACGGCAGGCCGTCTTTAGCTGAGTCCATACCCGTAAATAGGTCGTGGACTATATGGCCAGCCAGCGCGGGGTCGTTCTCCAGTATAAGGATAATGTTAGCTATGTTGCACAGCAGTTTACCGGATTTGGTGTACTCTAATTCCGCTTTCCACTCGTCGTTATAATCTTCGGGCAGTTCCGCGTCGTCTAAGCCGTCGAAATCGTCGGCGGCTGCCTGCGCGCGTTCGCGGGCCATCAGCAGTTTAACGGCTTTGTCCTTTGCCGCAAATTCCTGCATAGCCGCGTAGCTCGGTTTTCTCGTCACGTCTAAAGCTCTGCTGCCCTCGTCCTGCGCGCCGAATAGATGCACGCGGCAAAGGTCGAAAGCATTGCACAGCTGCTTACTGGCGGGGTCGGTTTCGTGGTGGCTATAGGCAAATTTGCCCTCGTAGCATACCAAACCGCCCGCTACACTTCCCAGCTTATAAGTGTAGCGGCCATCGTGTCCGGTTTTCTCGTATTTGTCGCTAAGGAAAGTATCTATAGCGTCCTCGATGCTGTAGGCGCGACAAAATGCGCCTATAACTCCCGGCTTTTCGGTCGGGTCTCCCTGCTTCTTAATTTCGTGCGCTATAACGTCGCCCTCTCTGCTGGATAGCGGCCACGCGCTAACGTCCTTATAATCGACGTACTGCGATAGTATAGCGTCCACGTCGCAGGCTGGCCCGTCTTGGTAGTCGAAAACAAAGTCAGCATCTTTACTGGTACTTGGCCAGTAGAATAGGCGGGGCAGTTCGTAGGTGGTATCGTCGAAAAGGTCTATACCTATCTCGGCCGCTATCTTTCTGCATAGCGGCTCATATTCGGCTGGCGATACCTGCCTGCTGAGTGGGAAAACTAACCTATAGCGCGGTGTCTTACTGCTATGCTTATGCGTGCTGTATATCATAGCAGCGAAGCCGAAAGCCATAGTAAAGTCGTCCCATACGTTTACGGTACCGTAGTCTATATCCAAAGTGGCGACGGTACGATACATTACGTTAGCGTTCTTACGTATGCCGCCGCTCAGATACCCGCCCACAAAGCCGCCCACGTCTTTTACGTTACTTTGTTCCTCCTTGCTCATACGGGCGTATTCGGCTGCCGTCTCCCCGGTACGTTTGGTCTCGCTGCATCGTTGCAGCAGCTCAGACCAAAGCCAGTGCCGGTTGCGCCATTTCTTAGCTATGCGGCTGTGCGCGGTCGCTAAGTCTATGGAAAAATCATTATTTAGCCTTATATCCATTTAGCAAGTTATTAAAATACTCTGCATCGTTGCAGAAAATTAGTACGTCCCTTATTCCTTTGCGCGCTTTACTAACGTGCATTTCAAAGGGTCTTTGTTCTTCGTCTAACCGGGCGTATAGCTCCGTTAGATTAACTGCGGGCAGTTCCGCTGCCACGCGGTTACTAAAATCGTGGGTAGTCATAAATTACTCCTCCGCGATATAGTCCACGCAGGCCGCCTGCGTGTCGTCCACTGAATTATCGGTTAGGCTGCACTCGCTGCCTATATAGGTATGTACGCACAGCGCGCAGTTACCACAGCATCTAATTTCGTCCGCTTCCATACGCTTTAAGGTTGTAAATGCCCGCCTTTCGGCGGGCTAAGATTAAAGAATAACTATTAACTACTAACGTAAAAATGCTGAAACTGGCCTAACTCTGCCCTTGTACG